TGGTTCATGTGGCTCGCCAAGCAGGAGATCCTGCAGGACGCGATCACCTACGCGGAGCGGTACGCGATGGGCATTCGCGTGGGCTACTACCCGCTTGGGCAGGACGCAGGACGCTCCATGATGGAGAATGTCCTCGCCAACCTCACCAACGACAACAGCGTTCTGCTGCCGCAGTCGGGCACGGAGAAGATTTACGACATCGACATCAAGGAGCCGAACGCGGGCCGCGCTCAGGTGTTCATGGAGTTGGTCAATTGGTTCAGCGGCAAGATCAAGGAAGCGATCCTCGGACAGTCGCTTTCCTCGGAGGCCGCTTCGACCGGGCTAGGCTCGGGTGTCGCAAATCTGCACGCCGACACGCTCTCGCGCATCATCCGCTACCACGCCGATGCGCTTGCCGACAGCCTGACCACGGACTTCGTGCGGGTGGTCGCCAAGATGCTCGGCGCGACCGACTCGGAAGTGAACGCGCTGCGCTTCAACTTTGCCCCGGAACGCCCCGACCCGAAGGAGCGTTTGGAGGCGGTGGAGAAGTTCGTCGCGATGGGTGGCCGGGTGTCGGAGCGCGAAGTGCGCGATCTCCTCGGCCTGTCGGAGCCGAAGGAGGATGAGCCCATCCTCGGCACGGCGGCGCAGGGCAACCCCCTTGATGCCATCCTCGGCAACGGCACGGCAGCGCAGGAAGGCACGCCGCCCGACCCGAACGCGCCTACCACCTTTTCGATGAAGCGTTGGCTGTAGCCGATGGGCGACAGGCGGAAATCGCTCGGCGACCTCGTGCGCGCCGTCTACGCGGACGGTGCAGCCGCCTACCGCGCCGCCATCGCTGAACAAGTGCGCGGCAAGGGGGGCGCACGGCAATGGGACGCGTGGGAAGCGGATACCGCCGCCCTGCTCCTCATCTCGTGGGCGGCAGGAGCGCACCAAAGCCTCTACACGGCGGGGATCAAGGTGCCGAAGCCCGCCGTGCCCGCCCGGTTCGCCGCCGACGATGCGCTGTCGAAGGCGGTCATGCGCTTCGACCCCGGCCCCGCCCGCGAAGCCGTGGAGCGGTTCATCAACCTCCTCCCCATCACCCGCGCCCGGTGGGACATCCTCATCGACCGTGCGTTCGATGCCGCAAACGAACTCCGCAAGGACGAAGCCGCGACAGGGCTAACGAAGTTGCTTGACCGCAGCCCGAAGTTGGCCGCGCTGATCTACCCCGCGCTGTCGGGGCGACCGCCGCGTTCGGTGCCGGGGCAGGCAGAGAAGGCGCTGCCCGAAGGCGTGAAGCGCGTCCGTACCCCCGGCGTGCAGGCGGTGGCGCAGGGCGCGTTCTTCGTCACGGGGATGACGGCGGAACAGGCGAAGGCAACCCAAGACCTCTTGGCGAAGGTAATTCGGCAGGAGGAATCGGTATCGGTCGCCGGGAAGAAACTCAAGACCATCGGCGTAGGCGACTTCATCGAACAGGCCACGCTCGCCACAGGAACCGATTTGACGGCGGCGCGGCTTGAAACGGTCTACCGGACGAACCTGAACCGCGCAGCCTCGCAGGGGCAATTGGACATCGTGCGGGAGCCGACCGTGCGGAAGTTCGTGCCGCTGATGCAATTCAGCGCGACGAAGGACAACCGCACGCGAGACACGCATCGGGCGATGGACGGCTATGTGGCGACCGTCGAACAGATCGACTCGCAGGGAATAAATACCCCGCTTGGATTCAATTGCCGATGCGGGTGGAAGCCCGTCCCGGTTGCAAAGGCACAGGCGAACGGGTGGGTGGACGATGAAGGCGTGCCCAACTTCAAGGCGATTGAGCGGCACAATGGGCGGCGACAGGGATTGATCGACACGGGCAAGGTGCCCGATCCGGGTTTCGTTTCCGGCTAACACTTGAACGCGCAAGGAGCGTTACTACGATGCAGGACATGAGCGACCTACGGAAGTCAATTGCGGAGCGTCTTGGCAGCGCGGCAAAGTTCACAATGTCTGCTGCGAAGTACCGCGCTTTTGTCTATCGCGGATCGCCGCGCAGCAATGTGCTTGTAAAGGCAACCGAGTGGATGGACAGCGCAATCGCAGCCGAAGAAGCGGCCAAGCAGATTGCCATGTCGTTTCGCGGACAGCCGGGATACAACTCCGACAATTACTTTGCCGACATCGCGCAGGAAACGCCGATGGGTGCAAAGACCGTAAAAAACAATGTTCGCTTCTCCCGCCCCGGCGCGAAGGCGAAGATGGCCGCAGATCCGGCACTTGCTTCGTTTCTGAAGAAGTGGAAGCGCAACGAAGCAGACAACTACCACAGCGAAAATGTCGTGATGCTTGCGAAGTTTGTTGGCGCGTCCGGTGATGTTGCCGAAGCCAACCGCATCATGCAGCAGCATGACGAAATTGGGTATCTGACCCCGGAACTCAATTCAAAGCGTTACGCGCTTTACACGGCTTTGAAGGCCAAGTTGCTTGCCAAATATCCCGGAGTGACTTTCTCCCGCCCCGGCGCGAAGGCGAAGATGGGGAAGGATATTCGTGAACTCAATACCTACCTCTCCTCGCTGATTCGACAGCGGGATATGTTGGTGAGTGATGATCGTCGCGCAAAGGGCAAGGATTTGCGAGTTGCAAATCATCTCAATCGCATTCGTCAAGAGATCGACGCGGTGCTAATGGACATTGCACGCGCAGAAAAGGCGACCGCTTCCCGCCCCGGCGCGAAGGCGAAGATGAGGCAAACACTTCAGGCAATGCATGATGGATTGCAATGGAAGGTTGTAATCCCATCCGGTGCGGCGTGGTACAGCGATGACGGCAAGCAATGGACAAAGAAGCATGGCGAGCCTGTGCCATCATCGGAAGTGAAGCAGTATGAAATCAAGTTGGGCACGGGGTTTGCCCGCCCCGGCGCGAAGGGGTCTAGCAAGGCGAAGGCGTAATTCCGAAGGCAGGAAACACAATGGCAGAAGCACAGATCATCACCGTTCAGAGGCAGTACGGGAACGTCACCCTCCCGACCGTCCCCGCCTCTTATCCCTCCATCGCGCCCACCACCACCAAGCCCGCCGCCGGGGTGCTGCACGATCAGGTTGTCAATGCCATCTCCCCGAGCCTGATGCGCGTCCTGCCGTACTCGGCATCCACGAGCATCGGCGCGGCCACGGGGATGCGCCTCGTCGGGTGGAACATCCGCATCGACTCTAGCACGGGCAACACGACCTATGTGCCGACCGTGCTTGCGGACTTCTCGCTGTCGTTCACCACGGGCACCGTCCCGACTTGGAGCATGGACGGCGCAACGCAGCGACCGTTCGCCGTCATCGCACAGGTGGCGGGAACCCCTGCCGGGAATCTCTACAGCCCCGGAACGGCAGCGGCGACCAATGTTGAGCCCGCGTCCGCGATGGTGGACATGGCGGGCAGTCAGATGGTGACGGTTCAGTTCCGAGCCGCAAGCGGCACGCCGACGATGGGCGTGTTCGTAACCACCCTCTAATGCGCCGCGCAAGGCGACTCAACCGCCCCGGCCTGCCCGGTTCCTCGGAATCGGCGGTGCTGCTGTCAAACGACTTGCAGGCGGAAGCAACGCTGAACCTTGATTTCCGTTCGGGCGTGCTTGACCCGCGCATCGACTTTCAGCGCACGACCACGGGCACCTACTACCGTGGGCCGTTCAATCAGAACCTATTCCGTCACAGCCAAGATTACACGCAGGCCGTTTGGGGCGGATTTGCAAGCGGAACCGGAAGCCTGCCTGTCATTACCGCAAATGCCGCCGTTGCGCCTAATGGCACGATGACTGCCAACCGCGTGGTCATGGATCGCGGAAACGGAACGACAACAAGTGACAGATCATTAGTATTGAGCATTCAAGGGTTGTCGATAGTCGCAAACGCTCCGTACACCTTATCCGTTTGGATGCGTGGGACTGTCGGTGGCGAGGTTGTCACAATTCGCAACGCTGCCACAACAGATGTGACAGTAACGCTTACGACTGCGTGGCAGCGATTTTCGTTCACCGCAAACGCCCTGAACAGCAATCCAAGTATGTGGGTGTGCGGCAATGTCGCCACGACCAGTGCGCTTCAGGTGATAACGATTGAGGTCTGGGGTGCCCAACTCACCGAAGGCTCCCTGCTGACCCCGTACATTCCCACGACCACGGCGGCGATCACGCAGGGGCAGATCGCTGCGGCGGAACCGTGGAACCTGTGCATCCGCAGCGAAGAGGTGAACCTTTGGCCCTCGCTTCTCGGAGCAACCGTCACCGCCAATGCCATTGTGGCCCCGGACGGAAACACGACCGCCGACATGGTTGTCGAAGACACATCAACGGGACAGCACCGTGTACTTCCCGGCAATCAAGCATTGGGCGGTACGGTTGATTCTTCCGTGTATGCCATCAGCGTATACCTGAAGGCAGGAACAAGAACGAGAGCGCAAGTAGGCGACAACGCTCAAGTGTCCTCGGGCGCGACATGGTTTGATTTGTCGGCGGGAACCGTGCTGTCGGGAACCGGAACAATTGTCGATGCCGGAAACGGATGGTGGAGATGCACCGTGTTCCCGGCTAAATCCACGGCAACCAATAGCAATCCGCAGATTGCCTTGGTTTCTTCGGGCACGACCACCAGTTACACGGGTGACGGAACCTCCGGGCTGTATGTCTGGGGCTTGCAAGTCAACCTCGGCACCTCCGCGCTCCCCTATCGCAGCACGACCACCGCTGCCCTGTGGCTCCCGCGATTCGAGAACGACCCGATCACCGGGGATGCCCGTGGCCTGCTGATCGAAGGCGGGGCGACGAACCTGCAACTTTACAGCGCCGACATTACCAACGGTTCAGTCAGGGTAAATGTCACGGTTGGTGCGACCAAGATCACCGCACCAGATGGAACTGCTTCTGGAGAACTGGTTTCCGCCACCACGACTGCCGTCACGACTCTCCGAACCGGAACGGCAACCATTTCAGGAACTACCGTCACGTCGTCCATGTTTGTCAAGAAAGGATCTCTTGACACCATTGCATTTCGGATGCTTGACACTGTTGCCGCATCATTTGTGCTTGAAAGCGAATACACCTTCTCGACCAACACGACAACGGTGACTTCTGGAACCGGGACTCTGACGGCTACCAATGTCGGGAATGGGTGGATTCG